CGCAAGGAAGCGGGGTGAATACACTTTGCACCGTGCATGGCGTATAGCTGCTTTGCACGGCTAGCAAACTCATTGATAATAGCATCAGCCATACCGGCATCAGCCACCATGTCGATACCTTGACACATCGCATCGTAGTAGGCTTCAAGCCCCTCGTGCACTAGATCGGATTCAGCCATCTTGAATATCTCAGCGGCGTATTCTTCTGGGCTTTGCTCTGGCATCGGCTCAGGTGTCATCTCTTCCATGTCATCCATCTCGCCCATGCCGTAATACTCCTCTAGGCTTTTGACACTGTTACGATACTCCGCTGGTGTCGGGGTTATGCTTGCCTCAGCGATAGGCCAGCGGGTAATCTCTGCGGCACCGCCCATGCTCTTGCGCTCAACCAGGTGAGCAGCGGCACCAGATGAAAAGCCCATCTTGCCTTGCTTGCAGAGCTTCGCAATCATACTGCCGTACTCATCGGCTAAGTCTAGCTGCGCTTCGTACCATAGCCCGGTTTCATCCATCTTGATGTAGCCAGTACCGATAGACTTCTTGCCTACGCTTGAGTCCATACCGTGATGGTAGTAGACGTTTAGAGGTACGCGCTTGCCGGATTCCATCGGGAATCCATAATCGGTTGTCTTGGTGAAGTAGTCACCCTCAAGGTCGGCTGTCTTGGTGTCGCCAAAGCGAACCAGATAACCCTTGACATAGCCAAGCCTGTCGCTCTTGATACCGTCTACACTACTCGTTAGCACGTCCATATGATAAGTATCCCACACGGTCAAATAAACACTTCAGTTTGATCTGCAAACTCTGGAATTACGTTTTCATACCTGACATCTACGTTTTTATACTTTGACAGGGATTCAACAACATCTACTTGCACTGGTAATACACCTATCGTGATGCCTAATGCTTTGATAAGTTTTTTCATTGAGGTAACGTCATTGACTATTTCTAGATAGCCATCAAAATACAATTGTTGATTATCGTAAATTAGATTAGACGTTTGCCCACTTATTGTTATTGTTGCGATGAGCATAGTACGTTATCCACCATAAACTTAAAGTAATCAAAATCACGTTCTGCAAATCCAAGAGGGTCTTTCAGTAAAAACTCTATGCCAACCGTGGGAACTTCGATGCCTGTAAACAGTGGATCACTTGCTACTAATCCAGCATAATCTCTACCCCAGTTATCAACCTTAACAAGACCTTGTGGGTGCATTTGAGGGCTATCAAGCCTGGTTCTGTATTTATAGAAGTTTGATGTTGCTTGACGTAACTTTGGATCATTCATATCTAGATAATGTATGAATTCGTGACTGACAATGTCATCGAACGTATCTCTAAATGTGCTTCCAGTTTTATTGATAGCAATTACATTGTTCCCGTGCGAAAACCATCCACCGACCCCACGTCTACCTTTACCTTCAACAATAAATAGTTGATTTGGCTTAACATCAGAAGGTAGCGGTATCACAGGTTTTAGTGGTCTTTCATCAATCCATGAGGTAACAATTTCTAATCCGTCTACCCATACACGATGATCTTGTTTTGTTGGCATTACTACTTGAGCGTTACGGCTATCAGCTCTATTTAATTGCTTTCTGTATATGACATCATCTGGAGACACGTAATCAATTTTCAATGGTTTTTCTGACTTTAACGCGTCATGCATTAATGTTCTTTTTTGGTTATCAGTTACATAGATTTTTTGTCGAAGTTCTTCAATCTGTTTTTGTAATGATATGTACTCAGGGTTGTTTAGATTTGGGTTGTTAAAGATGCGAGCTAAATCAAATTCACCATCTGGAGTTTGATCAAATGCGTCTAATTGTGTTTCAATCTCCTTGAGTTGTGCTTTATATTTTTGGATTGTTTCACTAGTACTGCTTTCAATTGATCGCAACTTATCTCGCAATCCTTCAGCTGTTCTTATAGCAGGTTGAGGTTGCTCTACAATCTGCACTTGTTCAATAGGCTTTACAACAACCGGCTTTACTTCTTTTGGCTTAGGCTGTTGCGTTGTAGGTTTCGGTGTTACTGTTTCTGGTTTTGCTATGACTGGCTTAGATTGTTCTATAGGTTTAGGTTTCACTACAGGTGTAATAGGTTTAGGTGTTGCAGGCTTTGGTTTTGACACTTCACCAATGTCACGCAATGGCAACACTTGTGTCGTAGGCCCCCAGTCTTTATCTTGCTTGACCTGAATCATGTCAAGTAGCGGCTTACCATTCTTGTACATCTCAAACCTAGCAGGCCCCATGATGTTTAGTTTGTCATCATCAGACAACCCAGCCAGTATGCGCTCAGGTGTTGCTACCGGTGGTCTGGTATCCGGAATGCTGTCATCGCCGGTAATCTCTGCCCAGGACATCGTTGCAGGAACCATAACGCAACGGCAGTTAGGGTGTGATGGCATAATGGTATCGGTAGCCTGAAGCGTACCGGATAAAGCCAAGCAAGCCAGACATACCCGGCTATCCTGCGTGGCTTGCCGTCGATAACCCTGAACCGCTGGGTTCTGCGTATACAACTGCCGCTGGGCTTCTCTCGCGCTTCGAATCATCTCTGTACGGGCTATTGTCTCCGCACGTTGCCTGCCGATATCAGCTGCACGTCTTACACGTCTGGCTACCGTCCGTGGCCCTTCACCCAACGAGATGCCCTGCACGAGAGCCATCTCCATGGCATCGGTAGTTACCTGTGGAATCTTATTGAATAACTCAGCCAGAGGTGAACCATCGCCAGCGAACCCGACAAAGGCTTGCAGTTGTTCATCTGGTAAGTTTGTCCATGAAGTACCAAGGGTAACGCCTGCGGGCTTTTTACCCGCTGCCGTTTCCACAAGGCCCGCCGTTGCATCATTAGCAAGCTTAGCGGCTTCAGTCTGGCCATCGGTAGTTATCTGTGTCCCTTCGTCGGCAAAGGCTTGTAGGTTCCTGCCTAACTCGTTTATGTTGTCGATGATACGTTGCCGCATCCACAAAATGGTTTCGCTTGGTGGTTCTCCGTTGGCTTCACGCTCGGCTATCCTGCCCTCTAACGCTTCCAGTTCATCGATGCTCGCCTTTGTTGCTGCTTTGTATGCACGTTGCATCCGGCTGATGGCTACGCCTTCACGCTCCAGCAGGTCGTTCCGGAACTTCTGCGATGCGGCATAGATCCTGCCTGTGCCATCATCTACCCGCTTGAGCTGGCTTCCAGCTCGTAACCGTAAAAAGGGTGAGACTTGTACACTACCCCCGGAGTGCAACAATCAAGGCTCTTACCTTCATCGCCCTGCATCTGATCGCGCTTGGATGTAGACCAACGGAAGCCAGCATCACCGCCCCACAAGTCCCAGGCTACCCTACCGGGTGAAGGGAAACCTTCCTCACCAGCGTTGAACCCCTCGGCCTTTTTGTCTACCTCATGCCGGGAGAAGAACGAATACATCCGTAGAATCGTATCCTCGGAAAGTTGCTCCCCATTCACGATTTGGTTTGCGCGCGCAAGCCCTACCCGTGTCCCGCCATCGAACCCCTCAGCCTTCCAGTCAAGCGCCCGCTGTGCCGCTGTCCGCATGGCTTGGGTTGGTCGTGCCTTCATCTCGTACGATCGAACTGCCGGAGTATCAAAGCCACCGGTGCTTTGTACCAGGATGGCTTGCGGGTGTAACTGCCCGGTGTCTTCCGGCACGGCTTCAAGCCCGGCTATACGCTTGGCTTCCGCACGGTCAATGATGCCAGCCTTGTACAAGCGCTCTGCTCGCTCGGCTTCCGCCGCTAGGTCATCAGCCAAAGCCCGCACGGTTTCCAAGTCGTACTGGACAAAGTCACCTTCCTGCGTCTCTGGATACTCTGGCAGGAGGTCAGCGGTAATAGCATCGGCAAGGGTACGGAGCAAAGGCACCATGCCATCCTCCCAAGCCGCTTGCTGAGCGCGCTCGTAATTACTGTAGGTAGACCTTTCCAAGCCTGACCCTAGCCCTAAGACCATAGGGTTGATGCCAAGGGCTGAACAGATACGCTCCTCAGGTACACGTCTCACGGAATCCAATGCAAGCTCGGAAGGCGTAAGGGATACACGATCGAGTTTATATGCACCGGTCATAACCACGATGCCACCAGAACCGTCCCCGGTAAGGTCTTCGTGCAGCTGCCGCTTGACCTGCCGGGCATCATCCATGCTGATATCAACGGTCTGGTCTTTGGCATCAGGCCCGACAATCAAGGACGGCATCGCCCCGTTAGCAAGCAAGCCGTAAGCGGTAGTACTAGCCGTGTTATCGGTGGCTATCTCACGCAGTACAGCCATGACAGGGCTACGCCCCAAGCGGATGTCCTGCGGGTCACGGTTGTACCGGATGTGGATGATGTCGCTAACCGGGACATCAAAAGAGCGCCCGTCCGTGGTGTAGATGTAGTGGGTAAGCGGGTTTACACCGTTACCGACAGGGCGCACCATGTCTTGCGGCAGGAACTGCAGAGCGGTCACCACGCCACGGGTTGTAGAGCGAATCTTTCTCAGGTAGGTGTTGCCGAAGAGCTTGTAATCTTGAATGACCCAAGACCAAAATAAGGAACCCATAATCATCGGATCCGGTTGAGCCATGAGTTTGATTACCGGGTGGTCTTCGACAGGCTCCGCTTGCTGGCTGTCTACCGGTCGGTAGAGCCTTGGTGTGGCCTGTGGGTAGTTCCTGACGTACCAGTCGATAGCACTTGCAACAACCCCGTTCAGCCCAAGGTCACCGGCAATCCTAGACCAGTCTTTAGTGCTTCCAGGAAGCGCACGGCGTAGCAATGTCTGCAGCTGACCAGAGCCGTAGCCGGTTAGGTAGATGTCCCTAGACTGGGACAATGGCAGCGGTAGTGCCTGTGTCGGGTTGGCTGCGGCTTTACGTCCTAGGAAGCGGTCAAAGATACCCATGCCCTCAGTATCCCACAGAAGGGCCTACGGCCTACTCCACTAAACAAAAAAGCCCCCTTGCGGGGGCCTGTGGCGGTTTGGTGGTTTAGATTGTCTTCATCTCGTAGCGGTAAGCGTCTCCGCTAACGATGTATGTCTTGATGTTACCGTTTTCGCTTGAGCCTTCGTAATACCAAGATGTCTCAGTGTCTGCGTTCATCTTGATAAGCGACTCTGCCCATTCACCGGCACATTGCCAAGTACCAACCGGTGCTACATCAACAACCACGCCATCTTCTGTCAACACTTGGCGAATCTCTTTGTTTGCGGTCTTTAGTTTCATATCTATCTATCTCCCTGCTTGATGTAGATAATATACACTCTAAGTATATATACTGCAAGGATATAAGAGATATATTTTTAGACGGCACCCCAGCCTTTGCGCTGTCCGATCACCTGCCAGGCGTAAGCCATTGCGTCGACCACGTCATCATGCCTGCCAACCGGGAAGGATAGCAACTCATCTTGCCAGTACGGCGGCAAGCCGTCAACGTGTATTACCTGCCCTTGCTCGTACCGGGCTTCCAGTGGCCCAAAGCGCGTCACTTTGTCACGGTCTGGGCGTATCCCCCGGATAGGCAGTTTCGTACGCCTCATGAGCTCCTGCACGACAGCCGCCTGATACTGCACCTGCTCGATGCCTATCATAACTGGATGCCACTTATCAGCCATAGCCTCGATGAAGCGCAACACGGAAGCAAAGTCTGCACGGGTACGGTTGACATCCAGCACGTAGATGGTTCCATCTTCCGCACGGCTGAGAGCTACCACAGCGGTATAGTCTGCTTCCGCCTTGGTTGAGATAGCAAGGTCAACGCCAAGGTAGACGGGCAACCCCTCAGGCGCATCGCCGTACCTCAACCACTCCCGCTTGATTCTCGCTCCAGCTGCATCGACAAACTCGGCTAGGTATTCTTGCCTAAACGCGATGCTCGGCAGTGACTCCCCCGCTTTGTCTACCTCAGCGGCATCAATCCAAGGGTTAGCCGTGGTAGGCATCTGCCATGCCATCCAGTCAGCATCCGTAGCCGCCATGGCGTGAAGGGTCTTGAAATAGTTACTACCCTTGGGAGTGCTGAGAAAGAAAGCATCCCCCCTGTAGTCTGTGAGTGTTGGTCTTATGGCTTCAGTCCAGGCTTGCTCTAAATGCCTAGCCATGGCGGCCTCATCAATGATGACCCGCTTGTACTTGCGTCCACGGGCTACCGTGCTAGGGTCATCAAGTGTCCAGTAATCGATTGCCGCACCGGTTATCAGTTCGATGCGTGGCGCTGGGCTTTGTACAGCTCGCCGGATGACAGGAGCATAGATTCTTTTATGGTCGGCGTACGCTTCCTCAAGCAGCCTGTAGGTAGGAGCAAACCACGCGCACGGCAAGCCGTCTTTCAGTACCGGATCCGATAGCAAGTTCCCGCCCAAGGTGGTTTTTCCAAAGCGTCTACCTACTCAGCCACAGGCAAGGACGTTGAATCGCCTTGCCTGTGCCATTATCACCTGCTGTGCTTCATGTGGTCGAGGTA